CCGGTGAGGGGGTCGGTATTCGCCGAGACCACCACCCCAAGCCCACTTTGATTCGGTGCCGCTCCAACCCGCGTCGCCTTCCCCTGATAAATCAGGTCGGCTTCGAGCGCCTCGGACAAGGTGACCTGCGTGCCGGCGGCCTGAACTGCGCCGGCAATGCGCAGGGCTACAACGAGTTGGATAGTCATGTCAGTCTTTCACTTTGGCTTGTTTGGCGCCACCGACCAGGCCACCGACCGTTTCGGTGGTCATTGGCCCCGGCTTGGGTTCTTCGCTAGGCTCCACCGCCTCGATCTTGCCATTGGTTTTCAGGCCGCCGATCAGATCGCGGGATGTTAGCTCAACCTCGCTGCCGACCTCCTGGCGTATTCCGCCGAGGAGGAAGGCTCGCAGTACTTTGTACTTCATGCGAGCCTCCCTGGCTTAGGTCACTGAGGTGGCGACCGAGAAGGCGCCCGGTACGCGCAGGCCGATGTCCATGGCGTAGAGGGCGCGGACGCCGACCAGGCCGGCCTGGAAGTTGGCATACGGGTTGACTTCGATGGCCAGGCTGCCCCATTCGGCCATGACGAGCTGCGCCCAGTCGCCGAAGATGATGTCGCCGGTCGGTACCTGGGAGCTGGACATTCCGGGGAATCCGCAAACATTGGCATTGAGCAGGTTGCCGTCCCACAGCGGGCTGGCGGTGCTGGTGAACTTGACCCGCTGCATGAGCAGCGCGGCGACGATCGGCGTTGCCACATAGCCGCAGGACTCGGACAGCGCATTGCCGATGTCGGTCTGGAATTCGAGCATCCCGGCGTAAGCGATGCTGGTACCGGTGACGGCTCCGACGCCGCCAGTGCCGATGATGCCGGTCGGCTGACCGCCCGCTCCCGATCCGGCGAGGCCGGCGAGGTCGGCGGCGAGGCCGATGGCTTTGGCCAGGTCGTTCATGACCAGCGATTCGGCATCGGGCGAGGATTGCAGCGCCAGCAAGCGGCTGATTTCGGTATAGGCGCCGACGTGCTTGGGCGTTAGCGAAAGCTGGCCGATGGTCGGCTGGCCTTCGGTGATGGCCGTCGCTTCGTTGGTCAGCCAGTAGGTGCTGGTGGCTGCGGTTTCGCGCGGGATGGTGACGTTGCCCTGCAGGCCGCCGAGACGGGTGGCGCCCATGCGCATGCAAACCGAGCGATTGCGCAACAGTTCGATGAAGCTCATGTTTTCGGTAGCAACCAGGTAGTTCGAACCGCTGGTGCCTACGCTGGTCATGTCGCGCACTTCGCGGTGACGCTTGGCGCTCTGCACTTCGATCGGCACGTAGAAGGTCTGCTCGTTGAGCGGGTTACCGCCCAGGCGCTGCTGGATGGCTTTATGCGCTTCGAGTTCGAGGCCGGCCTTGCTCCAGTCTTTGTTGAGGATCGAGCGGATGGCCTTGAAGGTGCTGTAGCTGGCGGCTTCCTTCTTGCTCATGCCGATTTCGGAGGGGTTGTAGCCCTTGTCGCCGCCGCGCGCGACCATGATGTCGAGCACGCGACGCGCGGCATCGTCGACGGTGACGGCTTCGTCGTCAATCCAGGAGCGCACTGTGACGTCGTCGACGCGGTGCTGGCGGCCGAGGTCGGTCAGGGTTTTGATGCGCAGGCGCTCCTGGGCAGCGGAGTCGGGAGCGCGGGAAGCGGCGGGATCGCCCGCCGGGGCGTTTTCTGCTTGCGACATGGTTTGTCCTTTCAAGACAATGGCGGGGGCCGCCGGGGGGGGAGTGGTGCGAATGATTTGCACCGGCTTGGTAAAATTTTCTTGCTCGCGGCCGATGCCGACCGAGGGGTCGGCGGGCACGGTGACAATCGAGACTTCCAGCGGAACCCAGTCCACAGCCGTGTAGGATTTCGCTTTGGTGTTTTCTTCGAGCGTGTTGATTTCGTAACCGATGGAGACGTTGCGCAGGCCGCCTTCGATCATGGCGTTGACTTCCTTTGCCCGGGCGGTGTCGAACAGGTGCGCGTCGACAATCAGCCGGCCGCCTTCGAGCCGGCCGGAGTCGATCATTCCGATCGGGTCGTTCCAGTCATGGTTGAAGAGCAGCGGCGCGGCTTTGCCGTCGATGCGCTCCATGCGCACGGCGCCCGGCTGGTGGCTGAGGATCTCAGTGCCGAAGTAGCGTTCGACCGGCGACTCGCTGCTGGCGGCAAAGCTCAGGCTGATGGCGCCGGCTTCGGTGACGCGCGCTTCGATCAGCGTGGCGGCGAGATCGCGCACCAGGCGCGGCAGTTTCAGTTCGGTGGTCATCGGTGGTCCCTTTTGAAGGCGTAGAGGCGCTGTGGGGGTGGCTGCTCGGCTTGCTGCTCGGCCTGGGGATCGGCCTGTGGGTCGGCCTGTGGGTCGGCGGCGGGTGCTGGAGCGCCTGGCGCTGTGGAAAACCCGCTGCTGGAGGGGTCGGTGTCGGTAACGATGTCGGCATCGTCGAGCATGTCGAGCTCGCGGCGGCGTTCGCGGATGACGTCCTCGATGTCGCGCCCGGCACCGGTCTGGGCGATGACGTCGGACTTGGTGATGTAGCCAGCTTTCTCGGCTTCCTTGTAGGCGGCGACTTCCTTGGTCGGATCGACCCAGCTCCAGCCGCGCGGCTTCCAGGTTACGGCCTGGAAGAATGCGGGGCGGGCAACATAGTCGGCGACGGAGATGGGTGCGATGGCGCGCGACAAAACGGCCGTTTCGAGCCAGATTTTATGCAGGCGCGCACGGAAGGCGCGGATGTACCACTGCTGCAGCACCCGCCAGCCGTCGCGGTCGTCGAGCAGGCCCATGCGCGAGCTGCTGTAGTTGCTCTGCGAGTAGTCGCGCGACAAGGATTCGTAGCTCATGCCGAAGGCGGCGGCGATGTCGCGCAGGGCGGCACGCACGAAGGGGTCGAAGTTGGCGTCGGGGTAGTTCGGCGACCACGGCGCGATGTCGGTACCGGCCGGCAGGATGTCGACCTGCCCTTTTCCGGAATGCCAGGTGAGCGTGCCGTCGTTGCTCTGCTCGCCGGCGGATTCGGCGAAGCGGCCGTCTTCGGTCTCTTTGAGGATCATCACCTTTTCGGCGCCGATGCGGGCGGCGACCACGGCGGCGTCTTCAAATTCGCCGAGCTGGTAGAGCCGCTTCATGGCGGCGTGCATCCAGGGCACACCGCGCACTTGCGGCCAGCGGTCGAGCGTGCGCAGGTGGATGATCTCGTCGGCCAGGACGCGGATGATGCGATCCTGCACCATCGGCCGGCGCGGATCGCCGGGGTGGTATTCATGCATCCAGTAGGCGACCGGGCGGTTATAGGCGTCGCACTCGACGCCCTGGCGCACCAGGTTGCCATTGAAGCTAGGAGCTTCCCATTCGTCGGCCAGGCGTTCGGCTTCGATCACTTCGAGCGACAGCGGCACGGCGCCGCGGCCGCTGCGATGGATGCGGATGAATACGTCGCCGGCGGCGAAGACTTCGCACAGCAGCAGTCGTTCGAGGTCGGCGAAATGCAGGGCTCCGCCGATGTGGCAGGCGTCGGCGTCGCACCAGTCGTCCCAGGCGTGCTCAATGGCGTCGTTGGCGTCGGTGACCAGGCGGCCGCGGTTGTTCTGCAGCGAGCCCTGCATGCCGATGCCCATGCCGATGACGTTGTCGGCGACGACCGTTTGCGCGCGCTTGGCGTGCGGGTTGTCGCGGATCAGGGCGCGCGAGCGGTTGCGCAGGGCGGTGAGGCTGGAGACCGACTCCATGTCGGCGCTGGTGGTCATCGTCGACCAGCCTTCGTTGAGGCGCGACGGGCGGGCGGCGGCGAACATGCGCTGCTGGCTCAAACCGGGTTTGGCCGGGCGGCGCTGAAACAGGCGTTTGAGGTTTTCAAGCATTGCCGAACCTCACCATCAGTCGGGTTTTGCTCGGGCGGCCCAGGCGCAGGGCTTCGGCGTTTTCTTCGCGCTTGACTTCGCTGGTCAGTTGCGAGCGCAGTGCGATCATCGTTTCCGGCGTGCGCTTGAGGCCACGGTCGGCCAGCGTCGATTCGATGACGTCGAGCTGGTCTTTGGTGGCGCGGCCCAGGAGCGCAGCTTCGACGGTGTCGAGCATCTTGCGCGCATAGCTGCGCGTGTCGAGCACGGCGGCAGCGGCGTAGTCGGGCAGGATCGTGATGCGGCCGCGCGCGACTTCGCGCCGTTCGGTGGCGCTGGTGGCGACGGCGATCCAGTCATAGACGCCGGCTAATTTTGATGCTGTGGTCGCCTTGGCGACGGTGACGGCGTGATTGACTCCGTCGGCAGCGGCTACGACGTCGAAATAGGCGGTGGCGTTTCGGAAATAGTAGGTGAGCACCCAGGTGGCGGCCGGGGTGTCGGCAAGATCGTCACGGCGCCATTGCCAGGTGTCGCCCGCGCGCAGTTCGGTCGGTTCGGTGGTCGGGACGCTGTAGGTCATGCAGCGCATCATGGCGATGCGCTGTCAAATTAGCCGTCCGGGTTTTTGCTTTTTTTCTGGTAGTAGGAAATCAACTGCCGGGAGACGCCCAGGCGCTCCGACACAATGCCCGTCGGCAGGCGCTTGATGGCCGAGGTGATCGCCTCGCCGCGCGCCGGGTCGCGTCGGCTGTTTTTTGGCATCAGGTAGATGCGCTCGCCCGGCCAGGATTCACGCGAGCGGTCGGATAGGTCGGCGTAGAACTGCTCGGGCACGTCCAGACCATGCATCTCGGCGACTTTTCGCGCGAGGTCGAGCAGGTCGTTGAAGGAAGGCATTACACCGCCCTTCGGTGGATGCCTCGACGGGTCTGCTGAGGTCGTACAGGCGGAGGCGACTTGATCTGCAGTGGCGGGGGGCTTTCGACCGGCTTTTCTTCCTGGATGACTGCGGCAATTTCTGCAGACGGCGGGCTGGTTTCTGGCGCGAGCTGGTCTGCATCGAGCAGCACGCCCTGGCGCAGTCGCATCTCGTCCTGATCCCACTGCCCCGGCCGGCGCAGGTGCAGGCGCAGGTGGCGCGAGAGATAGACGGCATAAACCGTGCAGTCGAGCGCCTCGTTGCGGCGGTCGGTGCGGGCTTTCCAGGTGCGAATTCTGGGGTTGATTCGCCCTGGAATCTTGATTTCTGACAGGATTTGCTCGTAAAAGTCGGCTCGAACACTCTCATACCAGTGCATTCGGCCGGGACCGTTGCCGGAGAGGCGTACGCGGCCGCCTTCGGTCGACCAGCCAAGGATCAGGTCTTTGGCCTTGGCGGTGCCGACGATGTGGATCTGCACGCCGTAGCGACTGGCCTTGGTGGCGCGGTGGTTTGGGTCGATGGGCTTGGGCGGTGTCCAGATTTCGACGCGGCCGGTGTCGTCGGCGGCGCCCTTGAGGGCTAGCACCTGGCGATCGCGCCGGGTGTGCTTGCGCACGAAGCTGTAGGCGGCTTCGCTGGTTTGCCCGTCCGAGCAATCGATGCCGACGGCGGCGATCGGCAGCGCGCCGCCGGTGCTGCTGCGGACCTGCTTGCCGAGGAGCTGCTCCAGCTCGATCCATGCGCCGGCATGGCTGACCACCGTCTGCCCATAGATTTCTCCCCAGTGCGCCAGCCACATCTCTTCACCACGACCGACGACCCAACAGGTGACTGCCAGGCGGTCGTGCTGGACGTCGACGGTGAGCAGGGCGATCAGTCCCCCTGCAGGGGTGGTCCATTCGGCGTAGGTTTCGGCGCGGGTGCGCAGCTCCTCCTCTTCGGGCAGCTCGCCTTTGTACTCCCAGCACATGCCGCGCGTTGAATTCCAGAAGGCGACCATTTCGGTCGGTTCGCCCTGGTCCAGCAGGTGCTGGGCGCGCAGGTATTTCTCGGCGAGCACTGGGATGCGCGACCCGTCGAACACGCTCTGCAGCTCATTGCAATAAAATCCCGGATCAGCGCTGTCGGCGGTCGGCTCCCAGCCGTAGAACGGCGCTACGCGCGCGGCGGCGCGGATGTTGGCAATGCGTTCGTCGTCGCTCCACAGGCCGCCGCAGTGTGGGCAGACATAGTACGCCTCCTCGTGCCGGGCGCGGCCATAGACGTCGCGGCTCGGGTACCGCGCATCGATGTCGTCGGCGGCCAGCTCGTCGGCGCTAAGGTTCTGGCCGGGGATGACGACGTGCGCCCACTCGACCTCGTGCCGCTCGCCGCAGTGGTGGCACGGCACCATGAAGCGGCGCTGATCGGTGGTGCGCATCTCCTTCTCGATCTCGCTGGCGCCCTTGGCCGTCGGCGTGCCGCCGATCAGCTCGAACGAGTTGCGGATGGTCTTGCCGCGTTCGCGTAGCAGGGCGATCGCGTTGCCCTGGCCTTTGACATCCTTGTTGGTGTCGTCTGGCTCTTCGACGATGCGGATCTTCGCGCTGGTCGATTTGACGTCGGAGGGCGAGTTCGAGGCGACAAACTTGGCCAGTCCGCCCGGGTAGTGCTTGCGCGTCGTGCTGTTGCCGTCGGTTCTTGACTTGAGGCGGATGCACTTGGCCAGCGCTGGCGTCGCGCGCAC